CAGCACGACATAGCCATCCCCACCGGAACCGCCACTCTTGGCAGATTGATTCGGGCGGTTAGCTGCCCCACCGCCGCCGCCACCTCTGTAACCGTTGCTGCCGCTGCCGCCTGCCGACGAGACCGCGTTGCCACCGAGCCCGCCACGCCCGTAGATCGCCGGTGCGCCCATGCCGCCAGCGGAGCGCTGCACCTGCCCGGTCGTGACCTGTGAGTTGTCTCCTGAACGTGCAAAGTCTGTGCTACCTGTGAACGTGCTGCCGCCCAAAGTACCGAGCGCCACAAGATAGTCGCCGGGTGTTGCAAGGTCACCTAGACCGCCGAGCCCGCCAGATGCTGAGATACCCAACGCGGTAGTCGTGCTGCCTGTGCCGCCGTCACCACCGACGAGTCCGCCAGGGCCGCTGCTGCCGACAGTTATAGTCTCCGACGCAGCTAGTCCCGCGATGTCAGTAACGAATTTCATGGCGTACGCGCCTGCACCGCCACCGCTCGACGCTGCTCCTTCAAGAGCAGCAGTCGCCTCTACACCGCCAGCGCCACCGCCTGCCCCTTGAATATGAACGCGCACTGCCCGCAGATTCGGATACGACGCCTTAGTGAACGATCCCGACGAGCTGAAAGAAATCCTTTCATGGAACAGGTAAGAATCGGAATTACGCGCCCGGAGCGCGTTGACCTCATCGACGAGAGCGTTACCGAACGACGTGGGATCGATCAGCTCCCCCAAAATGACGTTAGGAATATCAGGCATTAGTTGTCCTCCTGGACATTAAGCGGACCCTGGAGCCCGAATTGGTAATCCGTAACCCAGACGACACCGTTCGCTGTCGGTTCGAGAGTGTGCGCCATCCCGAGAACCTGAGCTCGAGAGACAGTGAACTCATACCCAGCGATCAACGGCGGTAACTCGACCTCGAGGAGCTCGTCAACGTCGATCCCGATCTGAGCAGACAGAGCGCCGGACTGTCTGCTATGTAGCTGGAGCGTCTCTAATCTCAGAGCGAGCAGAGCTCGCGTTTCCAGCTCGTCAGCGATCAACAGATCGAGGAGCGCGTCAGACTGCCCGATCAGATCAGAACGCTGGAGCGTCCGCGGATCGTACAACGCGATTGATCTCGCGTCCGATCCAGTCCGGACCGAGCCGCCCTTGTTGCCGAGCGTCACCGTGTTAATGATGATCTCATCATCGTTTTGAGTGTTCACAGAATCAGCGACATACGGGACGACGAGCGACGAGCCGACGAGCGACCCAGCAGCAGCGAGACAGACAATGTTTGAAGCGTCCGGACCGTCACGGATCCCGGTCGGAGACAACGAGCTATACCTGTTGTAGATAGTTGGCAGACCGGACCGATCAGAGCGGACGACAGCACCAACAGAATCCGCTGTCAAATAACAGTCCGTGATCCTGTTCGCCGCGAGAGTCGTCTCCTGGAGCTCGAGATCGACAGGAGGCAAAGGATCAAGATAACGATCGATCACCGGACCATATTTCCAGAGTCCCTCCTCGAGGAGACGAGTGATCCGTTCCAGCGGACTATCCCCAGCTCCGACCGGCGCGACAGCAGGGACAATGATCTGAGCGACCGACGACAACGTTTCCTCCGCCGTGATCGACACGAACGAGTCTGCTCCTCGAGAGATCGTCTGATCGGTCCACGATGAAACGAGACCGCAGAACAGAGAAACCCAGGAGCGACGAGACGAAGGATCAAGAGTGTCTGGATCTGTGATCGGATCGAGCTGTCCGCTGGGCGAGTAGACAGCGAGCCGGATCACTGTCCCTGGAGCAAAGTACGACGGGATCACGTTCCCAGCAGGATCGGTCACGACTGTCTCGTTCCACGAACTCACCGCGTTCCAGGGACTGAACAAGAAATCTCGGTTATCGAGCGTCACTTCCATCATACCGACCTCCGGGCGCGTACCGACAGAGGTAGCACCTCGAGCCCAGGAGACGCCTCTCATATACGACGAGAGATCGTTCCACGCGAGAGCAGGCCAACGAGCAGTACCCCAGCGACCGATCCCCCAGCGCGACTCAGCAGGAGACGGTAGGAGCAGCTCGAGGGTAACTTTCCAATCTCCGAGACCGATCGGGAAACCCCCAGCAGGCTTGATCCCGAGAGCCGAGTCTATCTCGAGCGTCCCCCAGCGAGCCGTCCCCCAGTGAGACGTTCCCCAGTATCCAGCGTTCGGATGGCTCACGCTGCGCCCTCGATGATCGGGATCGGACCGTTACGACGCGTCCAATCTCGCTGAGCCCGGATCACGTCGGACGGACGGACCGACGCCGGGAACGTCTGATAAATCGTGGTCCCGCCACCGTCGAGCGCCGACCGTCCCGCAGAACTGTTCAGCGGGATGACAGCCTCATCATATTTACCCTCGCCAATCATCGCGAGCATCCCGCCCGGACGTTTCTTCACGATCCCGCCCTGAGCGAGCAGCGGAATGTTCGGAGTGTTAAACCCGAAATCTGCGGCAGGGATCGACGGACCGAACGAACCCAGAGGATCCCACGGGCCCCCTTTGATTCGGAACGACAGTCTGTTCCACGCTGAAACGATCTTGTTGATCGCAGACTTGAATGCTCGAGGGATCGCCTCGAACCCGGTAGAGACAGCTCCAGCGACCCGAGACGGAATCCCGCGGACGAACCCGATCACGTCGTTTATGCGGAGCCGAATCCAGTCTTTCGCGAGCGAGATCCCAGTTTTCAATCCGTCAAACGTAGTCCGGAGCGTCTCTCCGATCCGTCCCGGCAGAGCACGGACGTAACCGACGATCCCGTCAATCACGTTTCGGACAGAATCGCGTACCGAGTTGAACGCGGATCGCGTCATCCCCTTAAAGTTTTCCCACGCGATATCTAGGACCGAGCCGAGAACGCGGAGCGCGAAACGGACCGTGTTGACGATCGAGTTCCAGACTCCGCTCAAAATCTGTTTGATCCCGTTCCACGCTCGAGACCAATCGCCAGTCAACACACCGAGCACGACATCAAAAATCCCTTGGATGATCTTCATCGCTGTCTTGATCTGCGCCATGATGAACTCGGTCATAATTTTGACGTGAGTCATAATCCTCGAGCCGAACTGATCCCAGAGCACTTCGACGACCTCGAGAACGTCGCGGATCGTCTGCTCGAGCCACAACATGATCGGTTCGATCGTTTTCTGGATCTCCGGCCACTTCTCCTGGAACGCAGCGACCAGACGTTCGACCGCCGGGATCGCTTTCTCGACAAGAAACGTCATCACTTTCTGAACGATCGGGAGGAGACCTTTCGCTAGTCCCTCTTTCGCGTCCGCGACTTTCGCTGTCAGCTCGTTCTGAGCTTTCACAGCGTCCATTGTCCCGTCGTTCCAGGCTGTCTGAGCGTCCGTAGACTTCTCTAGGATGAGCTGCTGAGTCGCGATCGCTTTATCCTGAGCTGTTACAGCGTCTCGACCCTCATTCTGTGCGATCGTGAGAGCTCGCTGATCGACCTCCGCAGCAGAGATCGAGATCCCGAGAGCTTTCAATCCTTCGCGTTCCCCGAGCATCGCTTTCGTCAGGATCGCGGAAACCTCAGCGGCATCATATTTACCCTCAGACCATGCTGAGAGCGCTCCAGCAGCTTCTGTCGTTTCCATCGACAGCTTCGCTGCTTCTTCGCGAGAGAACCCCATAGGCACCAACAGATCGCCCATCGATGTCGCGAGCGTCCCGACAGCCTCATCAGACAGACCGAGCGACTCGTTTACCTCATCTGCCCACTCTGAAATGTCAGCAGCAGAATCCCCGAACACCTTCGCAGTCTTTTTTGCTCCGACCTCCGACGCCTGTCCGAGCGAGTACAGCTCGGCACCGAATCCGACGAGAGCCGGGATCGCGTTAATACCGAATGTCGTTATCGCGGCACCGGCACCGACAGCGAACCCCGAAACCTTTTTGCCGAACCCCTCGAGATCCTTCTCAGCTCGACCAGTCGCTTTCGACAGACCTTTCGTGTCCCCAGTGATCTTGACTTCAATTGTCGGACCCTTAGCCACGATCAGAAACCTTTCTTGAGACTCGCTCGAGCTCTGCTAAATAACGCGACTCGACCTCTGAGCGACGACGGTCGAGAGCAGTCCACAAGAACGGATCGGGACGAATGTTGCGCGAGGCCCAACCAAAATGGATTGGACCGGCGTAGGGGACTCGAGCTTTCCCAGCGCGAACGATCCCGCTTCTAGCGGTCCCGGAGCTCCTCAGTGAACTCGCGAGCTTCCCTGAGCGAGTCGGGACGAGACCTCGAGCAGTCGATTCGACGCGTCCCGCGAGCTCCTTGTTCGCTCCCTTCAGCTCGTCAAGCAACTCAGGTTCGAGCTGTTTGAGTTGACGGACGAAACGATTCAGACCGATTACTTGTACTGCTGGATCACTCATCTCTGTCCCCTCTGCTCTCTCTGTTTCGTTTCATTCAGGATCGCGTTCCACGCTGGCACCGAGAGCGCCTCGAGCTCGCTCGGTGAGATCCCTGTCGCTACCGCTACCGAGATAATCAGGGACTCGACAGCGGTAACGGAGGAGGGTCGAGCTCCTCCTCAACAGTGTCCGCGACATCAAGGAACTCGTCGAACGACATCTCGATCACTTTCTGACGTTTCAATCCGACGAACGCGAGAAACATCACCCATTCGACCGACATCGACTCGACCGACATCTCCGCAGCTTTGATCTGATACTCACGCTCGAGCCGGACGAGATCGCCTGCTGTCGTTTCGACAACATGATCTACACCATCGACCGAGATCGTGATCCCGAGACTCACGGAGCAACAGTCTGAATCGGACGATCCAGACAAGGGAACGTCACAGAGTCGAGACCGACCGTGTTGACTTCTCCACCGAGCGACGACATCAGAACTTGTGCGGTAGCAGTCCACAACGGATTATCTGCCGACACGACACCAGTCCGGAACGTTCCAGCGACAACGATCGTTCCAGGATCAGCAGCGAGAGCCGTCCAAAAGATCTGTGTAAGAGCTGTCGCGTCGGTATCGGACAGATAGTCGATCGCGACCTCATACGTGTCGTATCCGCCAGCGAACGACGGACGAGTGTCGAACGTCCCCGGAATATCGATCTGCGCGCGGGCCCCAGCAAACTTGAACTGAGTGACCTGAGCGGACACGTCAACAGTGTCGATCGTCAGGTTGCCACGGAGGATTAGTGGTGCGAATGCCATTGTGTACTTCTTTCTATTGCGGATTATTAATCAGGAGCTCGACCATGATCGAGCATGACAGAGCGGACGACTGTCCGACCTGGATATCAAAAAACTCGCGGACCTCAGTCGAACGGGCCGACGCAAACGATGTCCCGCGAGTCCCATCGACAGCAGCGACGACAGCAGGGATCACCGCGAGGAGCGCGGACTCCTGAGCTTCTGGAGACGCAGATCCCGTCACGACATAGACCGGGAGAATCATCGACCAAAACGCGCCGGTCACGTTCGGAGTCAAAGAATCTGGCAGACCGACGACGATGCTGTTCAGGTTCGCGGACCCTGGAACGAAGTCGTAGACAGACCAATCTGGAAACGCTGTCGTGTAGAGCTCCGCGAGCTCCTGCCGGACAGCCTGAAAGGTCACGCGATCCCGACTCGAGGTTGGAGCAGCTCGAACACTCCCGAGTCGAACGACACGACAGAGACAGCGATGTCACCACCGAACGACGAGCGACCCTCTGGAGTGTTACGACGCGCCCAAATCCGAGCTGCTTGCATAATCACAGCAGTTTTCTGTCCGAACGTAAGCGGATCGTCAATATGAAAATCCCGACTGAGCTGCTCCTGTGCGGCCTGGATCGTCGTCTCGAGGAGCTCGAGCTCGACGGGATCTGTCGGAGTCGGGAAACGTCCCCAGCTCGCGACATCGACAGGAGAGACAGTCGGGACGAACATCAGACCGAGCCCGGAAGATCGTGATCGAGACGGTACTGGTGACAGCGAGCGAGATACTGCGAACGCGTCTCCCCACCTTCCCAGACCGGGAGACGACCAGAGACGACAGCAGCGGACTGCTCGACCTCCGGGACCTCCTCGATCTTCTTTCGCGGAGCCATAATCAGGCAGTCGCGATCTGGATCAGGCCAGCAGCGTTAGTCGCGCCGAACGCTGCTTCTTGATAGATCGCGACATCGCGACCCAGCTTCGACGGAACGTCCACGCTCATGGTCTGGACCGGACCGAGCTGAGAAAGGAACGCGTCCCCAACTCCGATAACTCCCTTTTTGCCGGCCCCAAGATCGGGCTCGGCGTACCACGGGATCTGAACGATCTGACCCTCGATCGTCTGACCCGTGATCTGACCCGACGCGTTCATCGGATTGATCGTCGGATACAACGGACGACCCGCCGTATCTTTTGCCCCGGCGAGATCCTGCCAGAGCTCGATCGAGAGTGCCATCACGTCAGCGGGACGACGGAGCGCGGTCAGGAACGTCGCGGACGCGGAAATCACTAGAGCATCAAACCCGGCAGCGTCCACGTAAGTGAGAGCAGCGTTACCGGACACTCCGACAGCAGCAGCAGCGTTGAGCGACGTGACAGCAGCAGCGTTCACAGTGTGAGCGAGCTCGCGACGGTAGAGACGCATCAGCTCATCGAGGAGATCGGGAGTGCCTCGAGTGAGCGCCTGAATCGAGACATCGTTGCCACCGGCGTACGTGTCGATCGCCCACTGTTGAACAGTGATCGTCGCTGCTGTCGATTCGATCTCAGCTTTCTGAGCAGACTGCTTCGCGACAGTCGGACGCGTACCGACGACAGGCTGAGAGACACTCATACCCTCAGTCGGGAGCGGACGAGTCCGCCAGTTGTTCACAGTCGGAGCGAGCGTCCGACCGATATCAATCACTTCGTTGATCCACTGCTCACGGAGCAGACCGGGAGTCTGAGTCGTAGTGATATCTGCGAGAGCTCGCTGGAACGTCTCGCGCTCCTCGATATCGACTTGACCGAGCGCGACAGCGCGGACGAAATGTCCGAACGACTCGAAACGCGGACCGGACGGAGCTTCGACAGGAGCGACCGGACGGATCGTCGGGACCGAACGAGTCGAAACGACGGGAGCGACCTCCTCGAGCTGCTCGACGGGACCGGGATCTGTTACTTCTGGCATTGTTTCCTCTGTTTCTTGTGGAATGGAACGGACCGAGAGAACGGGCGCGTCGTGTTGCGGGAGCAGTGTGAACGCGACTCGACGCAGCACAGCGGACGAGCGGACCACGTGGTCCGCTCCTCGAGGTACTGGCGAGTCGTAGAAATCGACCGAGACATACCGGAGGATTCGCTCCTCGATATCAGCGAGAGTGTCCGACCCAGCAGCAGACCTCGAGAGACGGATCGTCCCGTAGAGACCATCCTCGCGATCGTCGAGCTCGTCATCCAGAACTCCGACGACAGGACCATCATGTTCGCGTTCGACATAGACAGGGATCAGACCAGTCGGAGCTCTCAGACCGCCTCGAGCGAACGTCTCCGAATAACGAGTGCGTCCGTCAGCGACCTCCTGGACCGTGTTCCACGGGACGAGTCGGACCGTGACACTCCGACCGTCCGAGCTTGTCTCCGGAGCGACCTCAGACGTAGAGATCGACCTCGAGAACGTCTCGCGAACTTCTTCTGCTGAATCATTCATCAAATAGATCCCGAACTTTCTTGAGTTTCATCGGAAATAGATCGAGGAGCGGCAGAGCCGTGACCAGGGACGGAGCGACAGCCGGCAACTTGCTGACGAGCTCGACGCATATAGCCCTATTCCGACACCGATCATTCGGGATCGCGACCCTGGCAGCGTTACGACTCGACATCGATCCGGATCCCTTCCTGCGCGTCCGCGGTCTCCGTATACAGCTCGAGCAGCGGAGCAGGGTCGAGCTGGATCGTCGGATCTCCCGTGAGCGTCCGGAACATCGACTCAAACCGAGACATCCACGTTGGATTCAGCGACAACGCGATCCAGCGACGAGTCTCGTCCGCAGTGTTCGAGTAGGTGAGTGAGTTACCGAGCGCCGGAGCGTTGAGCAGCGACGGAGGAACATTCAGGAGACGACCGACTTCAGAGCTCGCGTAGTCCAGGACTGAGAGAGTCGCCTGGAGCTCTCCGGAGCTCGCTGGAACCTCGAGCGAGACAGTCGGGTCCATCACAGCGGGACGACGAGTCGAACGCGCCGTGATCCATTCATCGACGAGCTCTGTCGCTCGAGCTCCGTTCACGGGATGGGTTGTGCGGAGAATGCTCGAGGGGTTTCCTCCCTGAGCGAAATAGTCGATGAGGTATCGGTACGCGTAGCCATACATCGAGAGCGCCTGCCAACATCGACGGAGCGGACTCTCGCCGGGACCTGAGTCGGACGGATCGTCGATCAGGTTGATCGAGTAGATCAGCTCCGGAGAGATCTCGTCACCGTTGTAGCGCCAAACGTTCTGGGAGGAGTCGTACTGGGTATTGGTCGCGTCGAGCAGACGGACCGAGCTCGTTAAGGGAGCGGGACGATCGAGGAGGAGCGGGGCGAACCCTTCCCAGTACATCGATAAGACACACTGCTCGACAAACGAACGGTAGTCGGTAGTCGGATCGGGAGACTCGAGGAGCATTCGGACTCTCGGAGTTACTGCTCCAGCAGCTCGAGCAGGCATGGCGGAAACAGTGTCAGAATGCAACGTTGCTGCTCCGACACATATCGGCAGTGATCGCGGATCGACCGGGAGCCCGTCAGCTCGACGAGTCGCGACAGCAGCAACGAGCGCCGACACGTCAAGATCGGATCGAGCGAACGACTCGAGCTCCTCAGTGATCTTTGCTGTCCGTGAGAATCTCATCAGCGCCGACAGTAGCGGAGCGGTCTCAGCGGATCGATCGAGCCCGATAAAACGGATCTCGAGGAATTTTGCGTCCCGACCCCGTCATATTCACGGATCGACAACTCTCTGACCTGGGCTTTTACAAACGGACCGAGCTGGGTCGGGACAGAAATTCGTCGAGATCCGGTCTCAGCGGATCGCAGACGACGACGGATCGAGCCCGAAACGTGATCTGTGAGCTCCGACAGCGTTAGTCGCTGCTATCAGAGTCGAGATGTCGCCCGGACTCCTCCTCGAATCCCAGGCCCACGAATCTCCGAGCGGACGCGTTACAGCGACAGCAGCAGCAGAATCGAGACGCTGCTGAGAGTCATGCCAAAGTTCCCTGTCGATCAGCGCGTCATAGAACGTCCCTGTCGCTGTCACGATCTGCGCGGTCCCCAACTCCTCGACCGGGAGACCGAGCAGAGCGAGCGAGTCGATCAGAGCTCCAGCTCCAGCGCGACGATCAGCGACGACAGCAGCACCAACACCGAGCGAATAGTAGAGCTCGAGGATCTCAGCAGCGACGACGCCTGACGATCCGGACAGGACATCGACGACTACCGCGGTACGACCTCGAGCAGATCCAGCGACAGCGACCGACACCGAACCCCGATCCAGCGACACAGCGAGCGACATAATGAACGGAGCCCCAGGAGACAGCTCCGAACTCGAGCGGCATTCTTCCCACGCTTCAGCAGGAAGTTTCGCGTGATCCTCGAACGACGGACGACGACACAGATACGACCGGTCGAACACTTCAGGCGTGAGGTTCGCGCGACGAGACCGGATTCGAGCTGGGTCGATCGTGGTCCCGAGAGCAGGCATCACGCGAGCCCAGACAGCAGGATCGTCGCGATCGTCGGTATCGGTCGCGGACCACTCGAAATATGCGACTCGAGTAGTCGGGTCCGAAAGACTCGTCTGCCCGATCTCCTGGAAATGCTGGAGCAGTCCGTCAGTACCATCTCCGACCGTTGACACGATCCAAACCTGAGGGTCGGGACGCGTCACAGTCGTAGGTTCGAGCGCGGTCACGACTGTGAGATCGTCGTGAGAGAACGCTTCGTCGAGTACAGCGAGATCTAGCGTGAGTCCGTGACCTGCTTGGTCCGTGTTCGCGACAGTCGTTATCTGTGATCCGTTCGCCCAACGTATCGACTCCGAGCCGTTCGATCGTCTGACCTTGAATTGTCCGGCGAGCTCCGGCCGACGAGCGAGACGTTTATCTGCCAGCTCGTCGATCAAACGTCTTTTCGACATCTGTCGATCCTGAGCCGTGTAGACAACATCAACATCAGGACGCCGTAGAGCAGCAGCGACGAGCGTCGGTTCGAGCAGTGTCGTTTTGCCCTGCTGTCTAGGCATGACACAGACGATGGTGTCGTACCAGAGGAGACCGGTCTCTGGATCGATCTCGTTCGCGACATCAGCGATCAGACGTTGGTGGTCCATGAACGGGACGCGCCCGATCAGCAGCGAGCTCGCCTCGATCGTCGGACCTCGAGTCGGACGAGTAGAACGGGCGGTCTGGAATCTCGGTACAGCGGACACGTCTGAGACCGTACGACTATGGTCTCTTTTGAGTTCTTCTGCTCCGTGTCACTTGTGTTCGGTACATATGCGGACGCGTGAGCGGGAGAACTCCCTACTCGATCGGGACCGGACGACCCTCCGTCCAACCCGGTCCCGGTCGAGACTTAGGGACGACAGACAGTCACGTCTGGATAGACGATGTAATTCGCGTCGTAGAACGCTGCTCTCTGAACGACATCTGTCGGATCCATTCCGAGCTTTCGCATCAGAGACCATCCCCCGTCGCCGGGAGCTGCTTTGACGCACTCGACCGGGACCGGAGGAACATCAGGATCGACAGGAGACGCGCCCTGTCCGATCTGGCCCGACGCGATCGCTCCCGTCAGAGACACTCCACAACACTCGGTCCACTCGACAGCAGAGTGCGGGACAACAGTAAACGACGATCGTTCAGCGATCAGACCGTTCACTGAATCGACAGCAGCAGCGGACACAGCGTCACTGTTCGAGCACGTCACCATGATCGAGCTCGAAACCGAATTGTGGTTACCGGAAACTTTGCCACCGGAGTTAGCAGCGTTTCGGTAGTCGTAGCCACGCGACTCCCAAACCGAGCCGGTCGCGTTACACACGACCCAGTTGTATCCGAGCGAATAGCCTCGATCGGTCACGTAATAGTTTTGCATGTTGCGGA